GCCTCTGGGTTTTCTTTAGAGAAGAACTCTTCCCGCCACTCAAGAATTTCTGAGAGGAAGTAATCTGCGCTTGCTTCTGGGTTCTTCTCTTGACCTGCTGTGACACGATACTCTTCGATCATTTTCTGTAGGTTGTTCATGTCTTCTCCAGTTCAATATAGGTTAGACGGATGTCGTCAATATCGTAGATTGCACCTTTGATTAAGTCCATGAGTACTTCCAGAGTACTCTCTTCAGAGCACTCCAAGAAGTTAGCATCAGGGTCTACCTCTAGGTTTAAGTTCACTTCAATTTTCATTAGGGGAAACCTCTAGTTATACTTTGTGGGGTGTGTCTGTCAACCGTATTCTTTTTCCAAGGTGGACATACTTACGAACTGCGGCTCATACATCCCGTCTTCTAGTTGGTGCTTGATCACCACACCTTTCCACCAGCCAAGATTACTTTGCCCCGCCCAGCTTTCTTCTTTTCCTTTGTAGCAACCAACGACAAGACCCGCAAGGCCAGGAGAACGCGAATCATCCGCCATGTACAGAGACCTAAGATGGGTATGACCACAAGTTGAAGATACGTGACGTTTAGCGAGGAGGGCATGAGCATGGTGAATACCAGCCATAGCACGGCCAGAGTTACCAGGAGCAAAGTAGTGAGCGTAGTCCACACCATCGTAATTAGCGACAGCGGGGGCAGAGTTTTCGTACTCATGGTACTCGTCGAACCAACGGTCTGTTTGAAGATGCTTAAAGGATATCCCGTGTGTCGATCCCTCAAGTCGTGGGTCAGCGGTGACAGCCGTTTTGATTCTAGTCTCATGGTTTCCTTCGAAGCCAATCCAAGCAGGCTTACCTTTTCGGTGGTGTCTAAACTGGTGGCGTAGTCTTTCTTGGGAATCATTGTAGACATCAATATCTTCTTCATAGTTAGCTCCCATAATAGCCGCTGGTTTACCCTTGTCATACAGGTTAAGGCTACGCATATCAGCACCATCACCTAGGTCGATACACATGTCAGGTTTGATGTCATAGATAAGTTTACCTAGCCAATCAAACCTTTTGTTATCCGCCGAGGGATCAGCGTGGGCGCAACTCCAAACGATGACTGTCTTGCTCACGGCACTAACTCCTCGATACTTACCGGTGTGTACCCAGTCTGCTCCACACAGACACACTTATAGGGTCCTTCTGGAGATTTGTTTTGGTGGATATGTCCGTGAACATTAACTAAAGGTTCACCTCTAAATCTTTTCTCTGAGATGGTTAATGGGTGAACCGGTACGTGTGTTAGAAGAACACCGTGCTCCATAAAGAACCTCCACATAGAAACCTTTTGAAAGAAACCCCCGGAAGACAGGAACTTAACATCGTCATGGTTACCGACAACCAAACGTTTAGACCCGTTTAGTCTGGGCCACAGAGTTTTGAACTCGTCCTTACTGCCGAAGAAAACGTCACCAAGATGGTATACTTTATCGCCAGGTTTTACCACAGAGTTCCAGTTGTAGATAAGTGTTTCGTTCATCTCTTCAACAGAACTAAAAGGACGTGTAGGTTGACCGTCTTTGTCTTTAAACCCTAGGATATTCTCGTGATTGAAGTGTGTGTCAGAGGTAACCCATATGTTTCTACTCATCCTCAGTATACTCCCTAGACATAAACATAAAGAGCATAGCCCAAAGCATTTCATACATAGCCTTAGTATACTCCTCATTATATTCTGCGATAACAGCTAACACAAGAGAGACTACGAGTCCAACTGCACATACAATTTTCATAAGGTCTTTATTCAAAGCAGCAATCCTCTGATAGCTATTTGTTTGATAGTCTCTGTACTATAGTATGCCTGTTGATCTGGGGTTAGCTCTGCTATTTTCAAAAGAGCTTCCCGTGCCTTACTCAACTGTTCTTTAAGTTTATCTTCATCCATCTACTTTCTCCTTAATTCTTGCAGCCTCAAGGGACAAGTAATACTCAAGGTCAATAACCGCAAGGGGTTTCTTGTGGTCGCCCTTGATTATGAGTACAGGCTCATTGATACCTGAGGCTGACTCTGCTTGCTCGTAAGGTTTATACACTGCGAAACCCTTGTGGCTTTTACACTCAATGCTAATAGGCATGAATTGACGGGCGAGAGGGGACAGTTGAACATCCTCCCCTCCCTGACCCATAGCCGTACTCTTAACGTCATCAGCTTGGATACCGTAGGGAGACAACAGGTCGATCAACTTATCACGTACCAACTGCTGCAACCTTCGGCCTTTCGCTTTAGCACTCTTTACTGTTATACGGGACAAAACTCACCGTCCTTCACTTTGAAAGCAGTAACCTTAGGAATAGTTCTACCTCCTACCCGGGTATAGTCCCGGCCACCGTCGATAAAGTAATCACCAATGTACTTAAAGTCGTGGGCATATGAAGAGTACTCCCACCCTGTGTCTCCTTCAATACAGTCGAAGGTTAGTTCCTCCACCTTATCCCCGTTAGTAATGTACTTACCGTCAAGACCAAAGTAACGGTTACCGAACTCTGGGTGCGGGGTCTCTCGGTAAAAAACATCAAAGGAACGACCACGAGAAGAAAGACTTGTAGTACATACGTACTTAATAGGTACTCCGTCTTTCTCAGAGTACACCTTACATACTTTATCTACGTCTGTAATTGGTTTATGGTTTACCATAGTTTTACTCCTACTTCTGGTACATTCGGTACTTTGTTTACATCAACCAGATAAGTGGGCCCGTTAGAATAGATAAAGGTACGAGCCTCAGGCCAACAGGTGTCTCTGAAAGAACAATACGAACAGAGTGTATCTAACTTGGTGTTCGTTGATGTCTTAGATTGAGGGACAGGTGCACGACGCTCTGGGATATTCCCTTTAACCATAGCCTTACGGCCTTCAATCTCTACCTCCTTAGTAACAAGGTCCTCGGTAAAGTCATGGACATCAAGACAAAGTTTAAAGCGATCCTTCTTGATAACCAGGAAGGCACCCCGTGTTTTATCAGTAACCAAGGGATCATCCTGACCACCATACACATAGGAACTAAGCTGAGAGATATACCCGAAGGGATCATTCTCTCGTAGCTTACCATCGGAGAACTTTTGAAAGCTGAAGCTTGAAGCTGACTTAACGTCAACTGTAACCCCGTCAATCACACAGTCACGATGGCCCTTGATACCGAAGACATCCAGTTTGTCTTGCTCACCCTGTACATCATGGCCTGCTGCTCGAGCTAGAGCAATCACAAGAGCTTCGAGAAGATCACCGTAAAAGAATGTGCCCTTAGTCTCTGCCCCTAGTTCAGCCTGTTCGCTTGTCTTATTAACACGATACCAGAGTTCACGCTCACAAGGTTTACCGATACCAGAAAGACTAAGGGTGTCCCTTGGTTTCTCCTCTCCGGTAAACCTCTGCTCTGCTACTTCAGAGATAGTTGTAGCAAGATACTCAGTGATAGTCTCATCCCACCCTCCCTTACCGTCTACCACGTCGTAAATATCTGACACGAGTGTATCAATTGTTTTCAAAGGTATCTCCTGTGTATACTTCACCGCGATCAAATGAACTTTTTGCAGCTACGATATCTAGCCATCGCTGAGGAATGTCTCGTGTAGACATATGCTCTAGGGTAGAGGGGGAAGCCAGGTAACTGAAGGCTTCTGACAGACAGTCATACTTAGGGATATCCCCAACCTCACCTGTTCCTTCGATACCTTCCATCTCAAGTAAAAGACGGAAGAGCAGCAAGTTATCTACCTGTTGCACAAGTGCTTCTGCTGTGTTTGTTACTGGCATTAGTATGGTTCCCTAATTGTATAACTGTTAAGGTTACGGACTACAACGTATTGCTTACCGCCTACGTCCACATTAACCCCAAATTCTTTACCCACTTGTTGTTCTGGGTTTTGAACTTGGACTTGGAAAACAGCGTTAAGCCCTAGACCCATATCCTGTTGCGGCATGTCGAGGATAATCTTATCCATCTGTTACTCCTTATACTGGTAAATTTTTGATTGTTCGCTCGTTATCGTCACCGTAGAAAACAGACTTCACAGCAAACATACTGGCTGTTTCCAGATTTGTCAGTGCGATGCTGCGGCGGCGGCTGGGTGGCAATTGGTTGATCACATCGGCAAGCTCGTTTGCCTTGCCCTTGATAGCGTCAACCATCTCGTTGTTGGACGGGTTGAAGTCCTTGGCGGTTACATCGGTAGTCATATCGTTCTCCTTGGGTTTTGACCGAGACGGTCCTTATACTGGCAAAGGTGGGGGAATCGAACCCCCGCGCATGGTTTTGGAGACCACTGCTCTACCACTGAGCTACACCCTCACATCCCTTTAGAAAGGCAACCGCTTAGCACCGCCTTCAGCACTGTCCAAAGGTGGCAGCTCTACCAGATTGATTACCTTTACACCTTCGAGGCGTGTACCCTTACCCATCTTAGTGTCATACACTGTGATAGCTACCTCTACGTCAGAGCCGTTGCCAATAAGCGTACCATCCCAATCGTTACCATCTGAGTCTACAACCTGTGGCGCACCGCCGAAGTCAGAGATATGGTGTGAGTGCTTACGCTTAAGCTTGATAGCGATCCCTTCGTCAGTAACCTTAGGGGATGAACGTGAACCTGTAGCTTTAAACTTCTCAAGCTCTTCTTTCTCTACAATCAGGTCAAGGGTATACCCGCCACCTGGACCGTGGAAGTCTTCATTCTTGTCGCGGTTGTGTGGCAAGACCTTTGCCCAGTTAGCTTTTCCTGTGAGGTATAGTGTTTGACTAGCCATGTGATTCTCCTTTGGCGTAACTCATATTGAAATAGTAATGCAGTTCGAGGGGTGTGTCAAGAGTCAGTCTTCTTATCCATTATCTTTCTCCTTAAGATACTTTAAGTTCATCACGTCTGGCTCGCTATACATAGGTAAGAACTTACCTGGATAACGCTCTTCAAAACTCTTAAGCACACCGGCTCCTGTTACATTTAGACCGTACATCTCTTTAGCGCAGTGATACTTACTTCCTGAGGAACCTGCAAAGACATAAGAAGTATCCGTCTCGTATACCTCTGTAATACCGCTGTTCATACGCCAGCTATCCCCATGAAGGTAACCACCGGACCAACAACCAAACGCTTTGTAATGTGGGTTGTCACCCTTAATCTCTACAAGAATCCACTTGTCTGGATGGTAACTATTACTCACTGTCTTTCTCCTTTGATTTAGGTATAGGGTGTCTAGACCAGTCATCGCATGGGTCGTTATCTCCGGCCATACATCAGGTCTCCTCTAGTGTGCAGGTTGTCATGCTGGGACTCTTCCAGCCCTGCCATCGCCTTCGCCAGCTTGGCCTCGAGTTCTTCAATGCGGGTGGACAGGGCTTCGTTTTCTTCCGTAAGGATTGCGTTGGCGTCCCTCTCGCTGTCCAACGTCTTTGTAGCGACGTATGCTTTTCGCTCGTTGTCTTTGATGTGCTGCACTTCTGAGAGCGTAGATTGACGCAGCGTTTTTGATGCTGCGGCCTGCCGTCTTATTGCAGCCTCCAGTTCCTCGATGCGGTCGGACATGGCACGCATCATCGTTTGCGTTGACATGGGTATAAGTCCGGCTTCGTGGTTGTGGCGTGTGTCAAGATGCTGGCTCACTGCCTCCGGTGTCGTGTCGATCTTGTCAGTTATGGTTTGTCCTTTCAGGGTTCCAAGGTTTTTAAGTGTACGTTTATACTTCTGTGTTACTGAAGCTGCAGCAGTACGTGTTTCGTCATAGTCCTCAGTGTGTGTCATGTCTTCTCCAAATATGCCAGGGCTTTCCTTAAGCCTTCTGCTGTGTCACCTAGTAGCCCAATACCACGATTACAGTTGTTGCACAAGAGACCACGTATCTCCTGGCTGTCATGACAATGATCCACTGCGAAGTTCCAGTTTTCACGACTACTTCCAGTAGTATTATTCTCTGTGGCACCACAACAAGCGCAAGCTTTACCTTGAGATTCAAACAACTTCTCATATTGTTCAAGGGTTATATTGTACTTACACTTTAAGTTTCTACCACGAGTACTCCTTCTTGATCTTTCAGGATTCTCTTCGGCCCACTTAGCCCTAGCAACACCATCACAACTCTTACACCTATAAGACTTACCGTCCTTAGTTGCCTTGTAGTTATAGAAGTCATCAAGTGGTTTAGTTTCTTTACACACTGTGCACTCTTTAGTGAGTGCCCAGCCAGTTGTTTGTTCCATCTTCGGGACTCCCTATCTTTGCTTCAATGCCCATAGGACAGATAAGCCCTAGGTCAGTAGTCACCCAATCCATAGCCTTAGTCTGGATGTCTATAAGCTCGTCACATACACCACGATCATTACTCATTACTTCTACCTGCACCTCATCATGTACAAAGTTCACTAGCTTAAACGGTAGATGTACCTTACGTGCCTCAGATACCCAACGGATAACCCACTGTTTCATGGTTACTGCCTCACCATTCTGCAAGTAACCTGCAAGCATCAAGTACTCTGAGTTGTTGATAACCTTACGACCGTCAAGACCCTCGAAGTAACCACGAGCAGCATCACGTTTAATCAAACCGTTACGAAGTTTACCAAGACCTTTGGTGTTCTCAATGAAAGATTCAACAGCACCTTTAGCTACCGTGTTGCTGCAACGTAGGATACGAGCAACCTTAGCAGTACCGGCACCTAGCAAGAAGGCGTAGATAAAGGTCTTCGCGTCATCACGGGTAAGGTGATTAAGACTTAGTGACCTTTTGTTTACATTGTGGATATCAGTCTCGTCTTCCTTTTTCCCGTTAATGATAGCCTCAATATACTCTTCGTTCCTAAGGTAGTGGGCAAGGACACGGAGCTGGATACTCTCGGCGTCAGTACCTACCAAGTAATGTCCCTCGTCAACTGTGAACATACGCCTGAAGTCTGCATCGTACTTATCTTTAACAACATCGACTGCAGTCTTAACCTCACCGTGGAATGGTGAAGAGATGTTAGCTAGGTTAGGGGACGAGTGAGACATACGGTGTGTCCAAGCACCGATATGCCAGAAGGTAGTACGGATACGACCATCAGTCTCACACTCTCTGACACGCTCTTCTAAAGCCTTGAGTCTTCCATTAAGGCACAACCACTCGGCAAGGTCTCTTGCACTCTGAGGGGCTGTTACTGGGAGTGTAGCAAGGTTCTCGTCAGATACAGTCCAACCGTAGAAAGAGAAGTATTCTTTCTTGTTGTCGTACAACTCTTGAGTAAGCACAGTCTTACCCCAAGACTCACCGACTGCCGCCCTCATAGAGAACTTATAATGACCATTGCTTTTCTCAGTAGGCTCCCAACCTGCTTCCCATAGTTTTTCCACCCTATCCTTAGTAGACCCAGGGTTAAAAGAGCGCCAGTCATAACAGACAAGCTCTGGGTTTTCCTCGTCACTGGTGTCGATGATTGTCTTAGGGTAGTTGCTCATAGAGTTAATGACATTGTTGTGTAACTCACCGTTCAACTTAGTACGATACTTGATGCGGTTAACCTCGACCAACTCATCAGGCCAAGCAGCCTTCATGTTAAACTCTAGCTCATTGATACGCTCCTTAATTTGAGGAAGGAGTTTATAGGCTAACTCCAAGTTAAACTTGAAGCCATTGTCATACATCTCCTTACAAAGCTGTGCTGTCTTGTGCTCAATCTCCATCGACTTAGCCCAAGCAGGGTCATTGATATACTTCTCGTATTTCTTATACACCTTCTCACCTAGGTCTACGTCGTCCTTACAGTAAGACAACATCTCCGGGGTATACTGAGAGAAGTCATTGAAGACTGTCTTAGGTTGCCCAAGAGAGATACCTATCTCATCAAGACCGTGACCGTTATAGTTAGGGTAGTTAACCAGACGAGACACAACAAAGGTATCACATACCTTATCGAACGGTATACAGTTAGACACCAGACGGTTGATGACAGGTACATCAAAGCTGATACCGTTGTGAAATACCCATCGGTCAACTGTGGCAGCATACTCAGGGAAGGTAGAGTACCCTGAGTTAATGTCCCACACCTTGTAACCATGGCCTCCTAGTTCTTTTACCACGTTACACCAAAGAGTATCCGGGGTGAGACTCTCTGTTTCAATGTCTGCGATAGCTACCTTTAGCAAGGGATACTCTCCTCTACAGTCCTACTCATGATCGCTTCGAATAGAGTTACACGGTCTTTCTTTTCCAGAAGGTTGAGTTTCTTAGCTACACTTGTAGCAAAAAGAAACTCAGTATAAAACTCTTTGTTGGTAGTTAGGATTACATTGGTATTTCCCTTTCGGTATGATTTAAACTTACTGTCGAGGTGGCCGTAACTTTCGAGAGCAAAGCCGCTTATCCTTAGAGCTGAGGTCTGAAGAAAAAACTTATCGTAAACCAAGAAGTCTTCATCGGTGTCTGTCGGGGCAGGGTTACAGGTGACCCTACTTCCTACTCGTTCCCATTTTACCCCGGGCACAATCCATTCAGGTGTCATTGTCAGTTCCTTTCTAACCTATACACGTGGTACTCTTCATCGTGAAGCCTCATATTAAAACTCCTTTTCTGCGAGGGTGAAACTACCCGGGTCAAACTCTAGCATACCACCGAAACCAGTACCACCTACAGGGCGGTTCTTCTCCACGAGGATACGGGTGGTATTCTTTTCGTCTTCATCTGTAGCATGTTTATCACGAGACAACTTAAGTACAACACTGGCTCGTTTACCAATCATACGGCAGTCCCTGATCTGCCCATCGTCATTCTCGTGGGCAATACTAATGATACCCACGTTGAGTTCAGTGGCAAGTAGAGCAAGCTTAGTGGATAACTCACTAAGGAATGCCTCGATAGTTGAGTCACTCTGCCGTGAGTAAGCAAGGTCTTGGATAGGTTCAAAGAAAACATAACGGCAACCGCACACCTCTGCGAAGTACCTGACCTGCTCAAGGATAGACATAGGGTCATCGTCTACACTTAGAGTAAACTGGTAGAAGGTTTCTCTGTCAGTGAAGGATCGGATAGCTTGGATGACTTCTTCTTCCGGGGTACCCTTGTATGACGGTAGGTATACAATCTCCTCGTCACCGCTGGTATTAGTAATAACCTCTGTGTCTTGGAGAGTAACATCCCTACCAAGTATATACGAAGCATGACCTAACAGACTACGCTTCTTGCTTTCCTCTAGGTGCATAGACGCAAAAGGAATTGTCGGGTGGTTCTTGATAAGATTAGCCTCGAAGTAACGCATAAGCTCGGTGTTGTGTGTCACAGTGTAGGTGTGACCACAAAGGTATAGATGGTCAGGGTTATCTACGGTGATACACCGAGATGGTACAGAATCTACCGGCACGATACTACGGATAGTCTTACGTGTAGCCCTGAATGTTTTACAGTCAATAACCTTATCTTGCTTTCGCTTGTACTTAAAGACAGTTTTACCAGAGTGGTTAAGGAAGTAAACTGTATACGTTGTCTTCTTAGGTACACCGTAGAGCTTAGACTGTTTATCCCGAACTCTACATTTGTACCCAAGACCGCGAGCCAGATCAAGAAAGTTTTCCTGAAGATAAATTGAGGACGTGTAGAACTCACAACCAACCCCAGTAACAGACCCATCACTGTCCATCAACCCTTGTAGCAAGGCTGTTCGCTGAGCAACAGACGCACGAAGGTACTCTGGTGGGATATGTTTATTCTTGAGTAGATTGTTCTTCCGTAGTTGAGCATGGGTTAGTGTAGCAACACGGTAGGATAGACATGTCTTGTACTCTTTCTTGAATGTGGTATCAAACAAGGACTCAAACTGCTCAGCGTCGTCATAACCCACAGATATATTAGCACTGTAGGAGTGACCATCACCCAACCACATACCCAAGGTGTACGGGTCAATAGGTAGATCAGCATCAGGTAGCTCTAATGGCTGGCAAATAGGTACTGAGTACAAAGCTACACCCTCACCCCGGGTCACACCTTCGGAAAGAATCTCCTCTGTTGTCTTAACTTTATAGGTGTTGTCAGTGGTGTAGACGCCCCACCTGTGTGGACCACCAGCTACTTGCATAGTTCCATCAGAGAAAGTAAGCTTGTAGCACGGCACACCTGTCTGTGTCTCTGTCACATAGGTCACAGTGGTAGGTTTACCGTCAGCACCAAAGATGGTGTCACCTACTTCAAGCTCACCCATGTTCTTAAAACCATCAGGTGTTGGGATAGGTGTTGTGTTAGGTAGTTGTTTACCGATTCCCTCTGGGGCTGTAAGCACGGTGAAGTGTCCTTGCATCAAGCCTAAGAGTTTATCATCAAGGTCTTTGATACCCGTTGGGATATACATAGAACCCTTGTCATCCTTGATGATAGCCTCGAACTGCTCTGAGGTATTGAACACATTGTCTGGCACATACTTCTGTCGATTGATCCAAGCATAAAGGAAGTCTGAGGAAGACTTATTCTGAAGGTACTCTGAGGCATCCTTATAAGTGGTCATGTTTACCCGGTAGCAGCGACCTGGG